GTTTCATCAAATCCTTCAAACATATCTCTTTCTTTTGACTCTGTTATAATATCGTATAATTTTAATCCACTCATTAAATGTTTATTATTATAAAATCTGATGTTGAAAATGTTCCATTATTAACCGTATAATCTATTTTAACTCTTGCTGTATATGGTTTAGTTGAACCATCTCCTACTCTAAATAATCGAGCATCCTCATCTTCAATAGGTAAAGATGGCGTATCGGGATCGTCTTCGGCCGACATTACCTCGATCTTATTTATATCTAGATTGGGAATGTATTTGGCCACGCTTTCTCTTATCTCGTCTTCTATATGTGTAAATGTTGTCACATCGTTTTGTTCAAAAATAAATTCATATAATCTCGTGCCAAAATCGGGTAAAAAATATCTACTACCTTTTCTTGTTAATAATAAATGTATAAGATCTGCCCTTACTTCCTTTTCGGGAGTAGATGTCATTCTTAAATAATTTCCAATTTGACTATCTCTAAATGGATAATCTATACCGTATGTTGCCATATTTCATAAATATAATGAAATAAAAAATCGCAATGAGTAGCGTCATTGCGATTAAATATCAGAAATTAAGTTTGAAATGAAATTATTTATTTATCCACATTTTGAACTTCCACAAGATTGACAAAGTAAACATCCTTCTACGAAATGAAGATTTTCGCTTCCGCATTCATGACATTTGCCTTTAGCTTTCTGCCCATCTTTAACATATTTTTTTATTACTCTAACCACACCATTTTTCCATGTATTGATGTGATCCTCATTTCTAAAATTAAGAGATTCAACCAACTCAAACACATAAACCATTGGCATCTTGTGTCTCAAAACTCCCGATACTAATTTGGCGTAATTCCAGAATTCGGGATTAAATGCTTGATTTAGTCCTGTGTGAATCTGTTTAACACCATTAGCGTCAATATATTCAATATCATACCTTTTAATTTTCTTTTTAATGGGTAAACCGAGTTCGTCCGTTGAATCTATCTCTATGATATTTTTTACAACTTCACATTCTTTTATAGTTGGGGATAATGTACTCAATCCATTTTCAAGTTTACCTGTGAAAATTTCATATGGTCTGCCGTCTTTTAATCCGACGACAGCGATCCATTTCTCAGAATTATTCTGAAAACGATGAATTTCACCTTTTAATCTCTTCGGACGTTTAGCTACATGTATTTCCTCTGGCTCTTTTTTCTCTGTATTACTCACCAGGACACCGCTACGACTACCATCTCTATAGACAGTTATTCCCTTACACCCAGATTTCCAACCTGTCTCATACACCTTAGAAACGAGTTCCTCGGTCACATCTGATGGTAAATTAACAGTCACACTAATACTATGATCAACATGTTTCTGAATTCTTCCCTGCATTTCAACTTTTTTAACCCAATCCACATCATTGGAGGTTGCTTTATAATATGGCGACCTTTTTAGAATATCTTCGAGATCACTATTTTTTAATAATCTCACATCATTAATATCATACCCATTAACTTCAAGCCACATTTCAAATTTATGATGAAATATGGGATATTCTTGCCATGATATTCCTTCTTCATCTATAAAATTAACTCGAGCATCTTTTTCTTGTGGGTTAATTTTTCTGCGCCTCATATAATATGGTAAGAAACATGGCTCGATTCCTGAACTTGTTTGCGTCATAATGCTTGAGGTTCCAGTTGGAGCAATGGTAAGTAAGGCTATATTTCTGCGGCCACTTCTTTTCATCACCTCATAAAATGAGGGGTTTTTTTCCTTAATACGAAGAATAAATGGGTTATTTTCCTCGCGTTTTGCATCATACATCGGAAATGAACCTCTTTCTTTTGCCAAAATCATTGAAGATTCATAAGCACACATTTTTAGAGTTTCGTGAATTTCCTCACTAAAATCAGTTGCCTCATCTGTTCCATATCTATATCCCAGCGCCGCCAACATATCACCCTCACCTGTAACTCCAAGGCCAGTTCTGCGGCCCCTTATTGTTTTATCCTTAATTCTCTCCCAAAGTTCCCTCTCGGCTCTTTTTAATGTTTCATCTTCGGGATCTGAATCTATTTTAGCCAAAATCGCCTTAACTTTTTCAATCTCTAAGTCAATAATATCATCCATATATCTTTGAGCTATTGCCACATCTTTCTTGAATAATTCTCCATTAAATTCAGCATCATCAGTAAATGGATTAACAACATATCCAAATAGATTTACACATAATAGTCGACAACTATCATCCACGCACAGAGGTATTTCACCGCAGGGGTTAGTTGATGATGTTTCAAATCCTAAATCACTATAACAATCGGGAATACTTTCACGAATAACCTGATCCCAAAAAAGAATTCCCGGCTCGGCAGATTTCCAAGCATTATAAATAATCTTCTTCCAGAGTTTTTGAGGATCAATTTCTTTGGTGATTTTAGCTTTACCATATATCGGGTACTGTTGTATATACATCTCACCCATCATTGCTGCCATCATAAAATCATCATGGACTTTAACCGACACATTTGCTCCAGTTACTTCACCTGGCGTCATTTTAGCATCTATAAACGCTTCTGAATCTGGATGTCTTATTGATATACTTTCCATCAATGCTCCCCTTCGTCCATCCTGAGCAACTTCATTTGTACTACGGGAGAATCTTTTCATAAATGGCACCACACCTGTTGATGTTATTGCGCTATTCTTTACGGGAGATCCGGAAGGGCGAACAAATGAGAGATCTAACCCAACTCCTCCGCGCCTTTTTTCCAGTTGTACTAACTCTTGATCGAGTTTCATAATGCCGCCATAACTGTCAGATTTCCCATAGTTTCCAATAACAAAACAATTGCTAAGTGATACTATCTGAAAATCGTTACCAATTCCCGACATTGGGGATCCCTGCGGAACTATTCTATTAAATCCTTTAAGCGATTCGTAAATTTCCTCTACAGGAATTGGATTTTTATAGTTTAATTCAATTCTTGCCAGTTCTTTAGCAATCCTCCAATGCATATCATCGGGAGTTAGTTCATAATAACCATTTTCATCTTTTAAACAATATTTTTTTGCCCAAACATCTGCAGCTAATTCGTCACCTTTAAAATATTCTAATGCTGATTTTAATACCTCTTGTTTTGTATAAGTTTTAAGTGTTGTTTCTATCATAGGATTAATATATTTACTCTATTTTATTTTTCCGTTGTGCATTATTCCTATGTCTGTTAACCGGAATTTACTTCCACTTCTTCAAGATATTTTAATGTTTCTTGCAATTTTCTCTGCTTTGCCAATTCTCTTAATCTTTGACGACTCTTTTCCTCGGGCGATATTTCTGGCGTAGCCGCTGGACCCGGCTCACCTGTCAAACCTGGCATCCTTGGTTCATCTTGTATGATACTACTATGTATACTCTTACCATCCAGTCCACCATATAGAATATCTCCCTCAGTTGCTCCTCCAGTTTCTCCCTCAAGAATCTCATCGACAAGTTCAATCGCTCCGATCTCATCAACCATATTTTCTGTTTGTCCGGTTTCATGCGATTGATTAAGGATGGAAATTTTTGATTCTAATATCTTATTAACTTGATCAGTTATAATCTTAGTTTCTTTTTCTCTACCTGCTTTATATACTTCAGCAATATGTTCTCTCTTTTTCTCGGCTTTTTCTTCTTCATGGCCAAGAAGAGTATTCTGCGTATCAGTATCGATATCAAGATATTCATTATTAAATTTACAATTTGTGAATACCACTCCGTCTTTACCGATACGGCTTTTAAGTAATGTAACTGTTGCGAGATTATGTTCTTTCTGTACAAGGGACTTACCTACCGATATTACAACATGTCCAATTTGAGCTTTCTTAAGCGATCCACCTATCTGGTCGGTTGTTACAACTTCAGATAATAAACTTTCACGATTACCTTGAGTCGCCACCCATATGGCAATATTAAATTCATCTTTCATTGCTTCCAGACTCCTCATAATTGCTCCTTCACCTTTCCATTCTTCACCATCAATAGCTCTTTCACTTGAAATACAATCAATATAGTCAATAACCAACATATCAATGTGTTGTCCCTCTGCTCCTAATTTTCTTATTATTGATCTTATATCATTAATCGAGACCCCGGCTGGTGGTAGTTTTACAAGTTTGAGGAAATTTTTTGTAGTTCTTTTTTCTGCAACAATTTGAACTACTTCATCTTTATGATCTCTTTGTTCTGTATCGGAATATTTTGTCCAACATGTATAATGTTTCCTTCGAATATCGTTTTCATTATCCTCAAAGAATATGTGCAAAACATTTCCACCGACATTATATGCCGTATTAGCAACTTTAGTGAGCCAGGTGGTTTTTCCTACGCCTAATGGAGCGATGAGTAAAGCTACCTCACATCTGGCAATTCCACCTTTAAGAAGATTATCAATTCCCACAATTCCTGTTGGAAATGGAACTCTATTATCATCTTCCAGTGATTCTCGAACATTTTCAAAAATATCTATCACAGAATCAGTTGTTGAACCTACCAGTAACGCCTTTTGAACAATCTTTTCGATTTTGTGGTATTCCTCAAAATCGCCATTATTCATAATTTCCTCAACTTCTTTCAGAGATTTTTTCAAAACCTGCTGTTTACAGAAATTCAATGATGTTTCCTTAACAAACCCGGCATTTGGAAGATCAAGGTCTCTAATTGCATGTAAAGTATCTATGTGTACTCTACTTGAAATATCCCTGTTCTCCTTCATTATCTTCTGCTCAAGTGTCGTATAATCAGGGATTACGCCGTAGGATGTGTATAATTCTTTAATGTTTTCCATGAGATATTTGAAGTAAGGCCCATCGAAATACTTACTATCTATGGAATCGATTATTATTATCGAAAATTTCTTATCTTCGATTAATGTTTTAAGCAGTTGCTGTTGAAATCCTGTTCCTAAATAACCAAAATTCTTATCGTTCATTTTTATATTCCTCTTCTTTCTTTTACTAGCTCATATTGTAGGTAGGTCGTTGTGAGTACTTCAGATGATAAAACGCTGGTTAATTCTGACAGTATCTTTCTAACCTTTGGCCTAATATCCACCGCATATCTTGCTTTTGGGTGGTAAATGTGAGCAGGGAAAATCCTAGAAATAAATACATCCTCGCCGAGTTTTATTCGTAATAAAAAGTGTTCTTCTTTTATGGACGCGCGTTCCTCGGCGCTCTGCATATCGGTAATAAATTCCATGTTCTCATTCATTAAATCCAATGTTTTTTCTTTCAAATCTGATGAAATTTCGTTACAAATATGTTTTACACATTCGTATAAATCTACCGAATATTTCGCATCGGGATTATAATTCATAACATTAAAGTATCTCTGAATAACTATATTTTTTTCAAGTGTCAAGAGAAACTCAAATTTTGTAATATCTTGCATATCTTTATCTTTTAAAGCTTAATCGTTTATTTTTTTCTTTTCTAGTTAATCTGAGGAATGGATTTAAAAATTTAATCCATGCGTCATCTGATTTTGGAAGTACAAGAAATAATCCATCTTCCATCATCATCTTCATTGTATTTTTATATGACCTTCCTTCAGGATCTAGATTTTCTGTTATTAATGTTAAAATATTTTCCTTCGCCTCCTCCGTTAAAATTGGTGAACTTAAATTTACTATACTATTATTAACGCTGAAAAATTCGTCACCGAATACTCCTCGTTTAGTAACCCCTGTTATAAGATTTTGTATGATCTTATTTTCCTTATCCTGTTCAAACAGAAAATTAGTTTTGTACCTGATATAGTCCATAGTTAGGGGTTGAGTTACAATTTCAGGAAATAATTCCTTTAATCTTTTAATTCCAAGATTTCGGATTCCCGCTATATTGTCGGAAGGGTCGCCACACAACATTTTAACCAATTTGATATTTTCAATTAAAACCTCCTCATGATCATAGACAAATGTGTCTTTTGGTTTATATAATTTATGATGTGAGGGGTTATATAGTTGTGTTTTTTCATTAACAAGCTGTGTTAGATCTCCATCCGATGAAAAAATGATTTTCTTTTCATCGGGGGTGTTCTGAGTATAATACGCGATACAATCATCTGTCTCACAAAATTTATATTCTCCCTGCCTAACAAAGACTTCTTCTAAATATTGTTTAACTCTTTGTCTTTGATATAGATAAGAATTTACTTCATTTTCGCTTTTTAATCTGGTTTTGGGATTTTCCTTATAAAAACTATAGAGCTTTTTTCTGGATAAGGATCCTTCCTCTCCGTCCCAAAAGACCACAATCTTATCTAAATGGTAATCCTCAAAAGATCGCCTAAGGGTATTGAGGAAATGATATATTCCCCCAATATGCTGTCCCTTATAGAAATAATTTTTGACTCCGTAAAAGCCAATTGTCAGAAGGTTATCGCCGTCGACCAGTAAAGTTGTCATTTATAATTATTATTCGTGAATATTTTTAATAATTTTAGACGATTTATGAATGTTATCTAGCCACCACAAAGGTTGAAGATTTGTGTAATGACATAATTTATATAACTCATCTTCTGTTTTTGCGGAATCTAATGGCATTCTATGATCAATATGCCATCCAAATTGCCCGTGATTTTCCCAATTCATTCCATCAGTAAATTGTTTTTCCAAATGTTCTTTTAATTCTAATGGTAATATTCCAACAATGTCAAATGTTTTGTTTCTCTTCGTTATACCTAATTTTTTTATGTATTTATATAACATAGTTCGCACATTATTAGTAATTTTATAGATTGGATCATTTTGTTGTCTCTCTTTTCTTTGTTCTCTTTTTCTTGGCTTATAATTCTCTCGATATTCTTTTCTTTTTTCCGGATTATTTTTATGGAAATTTCTTAATCTTCGATTTACTTCTTCACGATTGGATAATCTATATTTTTTATATCGATCATAAACTTTTTTAGGATTTTTTCTTCTCCATTTTTTTGAGACTCTAATACTTTATCATGATTATCTTTTGCATATTTTTTGCTGCGTTTATGACTACATTCCTTACATGAATAGTGAAAACCATCT